GCATTGGCGACAAGTGGTATCGAGCCATACGGCCATCGGAGACGGCGGACAGGGCGGAGTATTCTCAGTTGATCTCGTATGTTGGAATTTGGGCAGCAGAAAACCTAGGTATGAATATCAATGTTGACTAACAAAGAGGTAAGGGGCGCGGAGCAGGCATCGCCTGCGGAGCGTCCCTCTTCACCGCCGGGTTCGGCGGACTGACTTTGGAGAAAGCGATGCGTGCAAAAGTGTGGATGGAACAGTACGTGGAGGTCGATGTGAGCGCGGCCGATGCCATCGAGGCGCTGATGGAAATGGACGATCCGGAACGGTTGCCAATGGCACTGGGCGGCATATCCGCCTGCCACGGCTGGCTGAAGCGGATACCGGACACGCTAATAGCAGAGATGAACGAGAAGCAGCGCGGAATAATCGTAGCAGCATTTGAGGAACAGGCGGCGCGCTACAAGGGGCCGAACATTAAGTAGACGTACCGTGCAAGGTAGCGTAGGGCAAAAAAAGGTATGAGATGAGACAGCCTGAGCACATCGAGCAATGCGCTCTGTTCCGCTGGGCCGAGTACCAAGCCAAGGCGAAGCCGGAACTGGCCCTTATGTTCGCCATCCCGAACGGGGGACATCGGCATCCCGCCACTGCAGCCAAGCTTAAGGCCGAGGGCGTCAAGGCCGGCGTGCCAGACCTTTGCCTGCCGGTGGCCAGGGGCGAATATCACGGCCTTTGGATCGAGATGAAGGCTGGCCGCAACAAGCCAACCCCGCCGCAAGTGCAATGGCACATGCGCCTGTCACAGCAGGGCTATCGCGTGGCCGTGTGCTGGGGATGGGAGGCGGCAAGGGATGTGATCGAGGAATACCTGCGGTGAGTTTGCACAAGCTCGAATGCGTTGCCTTCCGCTACATCCAGTGGCCTGCCCTGATTATCGAGCTTGAACGCGCTGGCTGGAAAGTGGCCGACATCGCAAACGCCCTGGCCGTGCCGCCGACCACGATCTACAGCTGGAAGAATGAGAACAAGGAGCCACGCTACTCGCACGGCGATGCACTCCTCGTGCTGCACCGCGCTGTTTTCGGTGCGGAATTTACGCTAAAGCGTATCACCTTGTTCCGAGATAATGCGATAAAGGCTCCGGCTACTGCCGGGCAGTAGTCGTTTCATCCTCCTCCTGTTGGAAATTCCGCCCGGCGTAAAAACCGGGCGTTTTTTTTGTCTATGGCGGCAAGATCAAGCAAAACGACTTTGCATGAAAAGTGGCGCGAGAAGATAGCGGCTAGCATGTTGCTGAATCGCCTTGCAAATCACGCCCTTGGAAAATGCGAAATGACTTCAACCCAAGTGCGCGCCGCCGAGGTGTTGCTGAAGAAGGTCATGCCTGATTTGTCTGCCACCGATTTGTCCGGCGAGGTAAGCGTCAATTCATACTCGGAAGTTCTGAATGCCGCCCGCAAGCTCAAGAGTGGCGGCTGACCCGCTGATTGAACTTGTTGCGGAATGGATCGACGATCCGGTCTTGTTCGTTCGCCAGGCGCTTGGCGTTGAGGATGTAGAGGATTGGCAAGCGCAGGTCTTGCGCGACCTTGCGAAGCATGACCGCATCGCCATCCGATCAGGTCATGGTGTCGGCAAGTCGGCGCTGATGGCGTGGGTAATCCTCTGGTTTCTTTTCACTCGCTACCCTGCAAAGATTCCATGCACGGCGCCGACGGCGCACCAGCTCTACGACGTGCTCTGGTCTGAGCTTGGGCGCTGGCATCGAAACCTATGCGAGCGCCTGCCGTGGCTGGGCCAGCGACTGTCCCTTGGTGCTGACAGACTGGCATGGGCAGAGGCACCGACCGAAGTATTCGCCGCTGCCAGAACTGCCAGACGGGAGAGTCCTGAGGCGCTGCAGGGCTTTCACTCTGACAATCTTCTATTCCTGATTGACGAAGCTTCCGGCGTAGATGACATTGTGTTCGAGGTGGCCGGCGGTGCGCTGTCAACGCCTGGCGCTAAAATCCTCATGGCTGGCAACCCGACCCGCAACACCGGTTATTTCCATCGCGCCTTTCACGCAGACCGTGGCCGCTGGCGCACCTTTGCGGTGCCATGCTCGGCTTCCAGTCGCGTTGATCCTGCCTACATTGCCGACATGGCGGATCGCTACGGAGAAGATTCCGACATCTACCGTGTTCGCGTCCAGGGTGAGTTTCCGAACGCTTCCGCATTGCAGTTCATCCCGTCAAATATCGTTGACTACTGTCGGCAATACAAGGCAGAGGGATATAAAGCGCAACCGTGCATACTCGGGGTTGATGTGGCCAGGTTCGGGGACGATCAAACGGTGCTGTTGATTCGCCAAGGCCGCAAGGTGCTGTCGATTGCCAGGTATCGCGGGCTGGACACCATGCACGTCGCTGACATGGTTATCGAGTGCATGCAGGTTGCCAAGGTGGATGCTGTCGTGGTTGATGGTGTCGGCATCGGCGCGGGGGTGGTTGATCGCTTGCGTCAGCTCGGCCATCGTCGCATTACCGACTTCCAGGCAGGCGGATCTGCCAACGACCCGAAAACCTACGCCAACCGCCGTGCCGAGGTGTGGGGATTGATGCGCGAAGCATTGCGTGCCGGGGTAGAAATTCCCGATGATCGAGAACTGATAGACGACTTGGTTGCGCCAGAGTACGGGTTCACTCCGAAGCAGCAAATCCTTCTGGAGCGCAAGGAGGATATGAAGAAACGCGGCCTTGCCTCGCCAGATGCTGGGGATGCGCTGGCCCTAACCTTTGCCATAAAGCCATCAGCAACGCTTCGAAGCGACAATCAAGCAGAGCGTGTGGCAGTGGCCGATTACGATCCGTTCAACACCTGACGAAAGGAGCACGACCATGGGATCAATATTTGGCGGCGGCAGCAAATCACCCGATCCCCCGCCGCCCCCGCCGCCCGCGCCGCCCCCGCCCCCCGTCCCGACACTGGACGAATCCAGGATGCGCCAGCAGTCGGCTGATGATGTGCGCCGCCGCCGTGGCCGCCGCGCCTCTGTCCTGACCGGGGATGAAGGCGTGGGCGACACTCCGACCAATACCCGCACCCTGATCGGCTCATGAAGCTGGAAGAAGCACGCGTCCTGGACGCACAGGGCAAGCTCGCCCGCAAGGTGCTGACAGAAGAAGGCTGGTACATCCCGCGCTACACGGCGGCGACGGCACCATTGCCGGACACAGCAGCACCACCGCCGCCTCGCATCCTGCCGCCCAAGCGGACGCGGAAGACGAAGGAGAAATAAGCTATGGCTGACTCACGCGCAGACGACATCATCCGCCGGCAGGATCAGCTTCGCTCGGCGCGCTCGAACTGGGAAAGCCTCTGGCAGGAAGTGGCCGACCGCGTGTGGCCGCAGATGTCCGACTTCCTCTCCAAGCGGGAACCGGGCGCCAAGCGCACCGAGAAGATATTCGATTCGACGGCCTGCCTGGCGCTGGAGAAGTTCGCCGCCGCCATCCATTCCCTCATCACGCCGGACAATCAGCAATACCACGGCCTGACGCCTGGCGACAAGTCGCTGCGGGAATACCATCCGCTCAAGCAGTACCTGGAGGACGTGTCCGAGGCCCTGTTCGCCGTGCGCCGGTCTCCCTTCGCCAATTTCAGCAGCCAGGCCAGCGAGTGCTACAAGAGCCTGGGCGCATTCGGCACCATGGGCATGATGGTCGAGGATGTCACCGGGCGCGGCATCCGCTATAAGTCCTGCCACCTGGCCGAGCTTTACATCAGCGAGAACGAGCACGGCATCATCGACACCGTGCATCGGAAGTTCGAATACACGGCACGGCAGGCGGCCGGCGCCTTCGGCCTGGAGAACCTCCCCGAGAAGATCAAGGGCGCGCTGGAGAAGAAGGACGATGCCAGCAAGTTCGAGTTCATCCATGCCGTCGAGCCGAACCGGGAAAGGAAGCGCGGCCGCATGGACTGGGAGGGCATGCGCTTCAAGTCCTGCTACGTTTCCATCGAGGGCCGGCAACTGATGGAGGAGGGCGGCTACCGGACATTCCCCTACGCAATCAGCCGCTACAGCACCAACCCGAAGGAAGTCTATGGCCGTGGCCCGGCCATGATGGTGCTGCCCGACATCAAGATGCTGAACGAGATGGAGAAGACGACGCTCCGCGCCGGGCACATGGCCGTCGATCCGCC